GCGCGCTTGCGCTGCTCTGTCTGCCCTGCTAGGTCGTCGTTGAGAATGTTTTCCCAAGCTCTTAGAAGGTCAGGATTTGTTCCCCATGTTGCGTCTGTTCCGAACATCAACTCAGGCATTACGCCGTCTGTGTACTCCGCGCGAATCCATTGCTGTCTGCGTAGGTAAATGTCTGCTAGTGGTAGCGCTCGCTCAACCGGGCTGTATCCGTACACGCTTGTTGTTCGGCGGTTGCGTACTAGGTATGCAAGGTCGTCACATGTGAACTCGCCATCTGCTTTCGGGTCGTCATTGTTTGCGCTGAACTCTGCGCGTGGGAACCCGTACAAGATTTGCTGGTATGCCGCTTGCGGTGGCATTGGTCGCATTCCTCTGTCGTCGAGCATTGGTTTAATCGTTGCTCCGTCGAGAATCTGCAATCCGTAAAGGTCTCCGCCTACTGTCTTTTGTGGCCAAATGGCGAGCGCGTCAATTACGAGGATTTCCTCTAGCGCGATGTTCAACCAATCGGTGAATGTCAATCCGTTTGCCTTGTCCGGGTTTTCCCAGAATGTACGCACGCGGTTGATTTCGTCGTTCAAATCTTCGCGCGCTTTCATCATGGCGCGTACATGGTCTCCTCCGCTTTGTGCAACTATCTTTTCGCTTGCGTCTGTGCCGAGGACAATGTCCCAATCTAGGCCGACTGTCTTTCCCTTGATTACTTCCACGCATCGGCGAAGAATGTCAATCTGGTCTGCTGCTGCGCGTAGTGTCTTGAACGGAACTAACTTTGTTTCCGTGATGTTGATGTTTTGTGCAACTTGGTATTCGTAGCGTCGAGGTTCCGGTCTGCCTGTTATTGGATTGACCGGGTTGATTGCGCCCGGTGTGATTGGGATACCCGGACCGAAAGGTACTCCTGCTAGTAATGGATTGCGTGGGAGAGGTGTTGTTGTTCCATAGTTTTGGCCGATTGCGCCGGGTACTGCGTTTCGCATTTGCTGTTCGTTCATTGTGACTGCGCCTGCTGGAAGGTTTGGAGCCTTCTCAATGTCTGTGCCGGCTATTGCTTTTGCGATACGGTCGCGTAGACCCATGGTATCTCCCTAGTTAATGCCCCTTGTAAATCAGGCTTGCGTAATGATAGCAGTACCACACTTGAAACAGCGACTCGCGCTTTTCGGCATTGGTAATGCGCACTTCGTACAGAAGTTTGCTATTGCGTTGAAGTATGTTGCTGCGCTGCTTGTTCCAATCAAGCTGCTAAACCCTTGCACCATCGCGTCTAATCTGTCCGGGCTGTCGCTGCTGTCCGGTGTCCATGTCGTCATCTGCTCTTCTAGTTTGTCAAAACTTCCTACATGCTTTATTCGGCCTTGTTCGTACATCGCTGCTACCGGTTCCGCGCGAAGCTTCTTTCCAATGTGTACCCGAACTTCCTGAATCGGTAAACTCATGTCCACTTGCCGTAGTACCGCTGTGACCATGTCGCCTCCCTGATTGACTTCCACAAGGATTGAGTCTGCTTTGTGTTCACGGAAGACTTGTACCGCCTTTTGCGCCCAATCGTTAGGGCTGCCCTTGAATGAGTAATCTGCTAGGACGTATCCGTTCCCCGCTGCGTCGCTTCCGACTACGAGTATTCCGGTTTCGTCGCTGTCCTTCGTGTTAGTTACTGCCGGGTCAATGCTGACTGCTATCCGGGCTAATGGAGGTGCGCTCGCTACTCTGTTGCGGTCGATTACTCCCTTCGTCCACAATGCGCCTTCTACATCGTCGAGGATTTCGCCATACAACTCTTGCCGGCCTAGCCTTGTTCCGTTGTATCGTGCCTGTAATTCCACTAAGGCTGACGGTGCTAGGTTCGCTGCGTTATCGAAGGTTGAGCCTCTTACTACCTTGACGCTTCCGTCTTCTCTCGCTACTAACTGTCTGATGAGCGAGGTCGGTCTTGGTGTCGTCGTAATGATTGTCTGCGGGTGGTCTCCGAGGCGTAATCCGAATTGAAGCTGGTCAAATGTATCCGGGTAATCCCACGCTGCTAACTCGTCACACCATGCTCCGTGATGTTGCGGACCGCGTAGACGGTCAGGCTCCGCCGCCGAGAAGAGTTTAATCCTGCTCCCATTGGTAAGTTTGATGTCGCCGGTGCTTCGGTTGTAGTAATCCAATGCGCCGTATTGGTGGAGGATAGGGATAATGCCCGACTCTCCCTCTGCGCAGGTGTCTCGGACGTCGCCGAATGTCGGTGCGATTACTGCCCAGCGTGTCCAATTCTTTGTGAGTGCCTGCCACACAATCCACTCTGCTGCGGTGCGTGTCTTTCCTGCTCCGCGCCCTGCCAGATACAGCCAGATTGCCCAATCTTCCTCAGTCGGTAATTGCTCTTCTCTCGCTAGGACTGCTGCCCATGTTGCCCTGCGCGCCGCGAGATTGTCTAATGAGTTCAATAATTCGGGCTGTGTGTTCAATGAGTTGCTGACCCTCATAGACTGTTACCTCCGCTGTAATCTTCGTTGGAGCGTCTAGCCCCAGTAGTTTGATTTCCTTCTCCGCTATCCGTAATGCTGTGTCAATCGCTCGTAGGTCGCCTTCTTTTGCTCTCGGCCACACCGCTAAGTGCATGCGCTCAAATCTGTCTAGAACTGTGTCCCGGTACTCGTCTAGGCTTGGTCGTATCATGCGCTCTGCTGCGCGCTGGTACATCTTGTATGCCCCACTTGCATTCTTGAACCCGACTTCGCGTGCAATCTTCTCCCAAGTTACTCCTGCTCTGCGTAACTCGATAATCTGCAATTCTTTGTCCAGCACCGCCGGAGGAGGCGTTTTTTTCCTGCTCATGCGTTTCCTTTTCCGTAGGATAAACAGTCTGCCATAATTTGAGTAATCTCGCTAGGTGGTAATCCTCCGGGTAGTGAAACTGCTCCGTACTGCTCCGCTAGGTTCCGGTGCTTCGTTGCTCTGCCTCTTGCCCATGATTGGTTTTGTGTCTTGCCTGTCTCTGCGCTTCTTGCTTCTCTTCTTGCCGCTGCTGTCTGCTCATCTGTGTTGAGGTAGAACAGGTACAAGCTGCCATGGCGCTTTGCTAGGTCGAAGAATGTTCGGCTCGCTAGTCTGTCGCCTTCTCCGTAAATCGCTGCTCCGTCTTGCTCTGCGTATTCGTAGAACTGCGGCATTTGTGTAATTACGGTGTTGCCGAGGGTATCTGTTCCGCTGAAATGCGGCCTATCCCACCCGAGAGAGAGAACCTTCCCTAGATTGGGTGACTCGTACTCTTGGTACTTGAACGGTTTGTCATACATGTTTACCTTCGCCCAATCCTTTTGAAGCTCTTTTGTCAGGGTCGTTTTGCCGCTTCCCGGCGCTCCGATAAGGTAAATCGTGTCCAATGCCCTCCCCCTATCTTATTCCGGGTTTTTCAGGTCGTTTGCCATCTTTTCTTCTCTTTGTGTGCGTTTTTCTGCGCCTTTTGCTGTCTCAACTGCGTAAGTAAAGCAATCTTTCATGCCTTTTAGCGCGTAGTACACGATTGAGTAGCGGTATGCGTCTTTCGCTGTTGCGTGCATTGGTGTTACTCCGTGAAGGTACTTGTATCCGGGGAAGAACAGCACCCACCCGTCTCGGCACGCACATGTGATGTCGTACTCCGGGAAGTTGAGGTATCCGCCTCTCATGTCGCGTCGTACTACCGGCATTGCGCTCCAAGTTGCGAAATTGAATCCGTCTCGGTGGTATGGAAGCGTTGAGGCCTTGTTTACTACGCCGCTTGTCCACAATGCGTCGTCTGTCATCTTCCACTCGTCATCTATGCCGCTGCTTGCTAGGACTTCCGCGTCTTGCGCGAACAAGTGCGGTGCAAATTCCTTAAACATTTCGCCGAACTTTGTGGCGAACGCTACAAGGACTGCATGTTCCTCCGGTTGCTCGTTTGCTAGTGTCGTCGGTCTGCAACTCTCTCTGCGCTGGAATACCTTGCGTGGAGCCATGCCGAATGTCCGGGATTGGTTTTCCATTCCTGTGCTGACTCTCTTTGTCGTTCCGTAACGGATTGCCTTTACAGACGCTCGCAACAAATTGACTTCGTCTTCCATTGGCATGTACGCGAGGATTGGTTCCTCTGTCTCTGCGTCTATGAACAATGCTGCTTCTCGGCAATTCGCTTCTAAGTCAGGCACAGTTGTTCCCACAAGCTCTGTCGCCTGTTCTACGCTTATTACGCGGGATACTCGGATTACTGGTAACTCAGATAGTTTCATTGCGGAGCCTTTTCTTTGTAGTTTTCTTCGAGTAATTTTACCAGCGCGTCAGAGTTGCTCATTGCTCCGGTCTTTGCTCGGTACCTGCCTAGTTGCTCAATCGTCCAGATGTACAGCGTGTTTTCTAATTCCACCATGAAGACCTTTGTGTCTACCGCCTTGTATCTGTCTGCGAGGCCTTCAATCTGCGACGCAATCTCTGCTTGTCCGGTCTTCGCTAATCCGTCAATCACGCTCGGTGTCTTTTCTTCTTCTATGCGCGCCAATACATCGTCGAATTCGTCTTCGCCGTACCCTGTGTGTTCGAGGTCGTTTAGTTTTTCTAGTAATTCTAGTAACGCGTTATTGTCGTATTGGCTGAGGTCAGTTGCTCTGTTGTCTATTAGCACAATCTTTGCTGCGGTCTCTGCGTCTACATCTATGTAGTTCACTTCAATCTCTGTCCAGCCTAATTCTTTTGCTGCTGCGTAGGTGTGATTGCCTACGAGGATTTCGTTAGTCGCCTTGTTTACGGTGATTGGCTTGTACTGCCCGTATTCGTTGAGTGACTCCGCGATTAGTTTTACATTGCCTCTGCGCGGATTGTTCGGGTACGGGTGTAGTTGGTTTAATGGAACCTTCTCTGCGTTCATTCCGGTGCGCCTTCCCCTGAAATTTTTTCGATTAAGCGTATGAGTGCATTTGTGCTGCTTGGTAAGTCGTTTTCTTCTCGGAACTGTTCTAGTTTTTCTGCTACCCACATGTATGTCGGTTTGTTCATGTCGAACATGATAATTCTTGATGTGCGCTGATTGAGCGTCTCTTGCCAATCCTTTAATGACTTGCCCATTACCGTATTGCGCAGTTCCGGCGTAGGTGTGTCGTAAAGGCTTTGAAGCTCTTTCAGGTCTTTGTCTGTGTATCCGGTTGCGTCTAGGTCGCCTAGTTTGTCCAGGAGGCCGAGGAGTGTTGCGTCGTCGTATCCTCCTGCGTCGCTGGTCTTGTTATCCATCAACACAATCTTTGCTGCGGTGTTTTCGTCTGCGTCAATGTAAACAGCCTTGATTGTTGTCCAACCGAGTTTGCGTGCTGCTTGCGCTGTGTGATTACCCGCGAGGATTTCGTTTGTTCGTTTGTTAATCGTAATCGGTTTGTATTGGCCGTATGTCTCTAGGCTTTTCGCAATCAGATTGATGTCGCCTTTACGCGGATTGTTCGGGTAAGGCTTTAATGTTATTAGTGCTACTTCCTTGATTTCCATTGTTCGCCTCCTGCTCCAACTCTAGCAAGAATTCCTGCGTTTGCGTAATTTCAAGTCGCGCGTCGAGAAGGTCGTCCAAGCTGCTTAACAGAATGTTCCGTCGGTTTTTTTCAATGCCGGGTTCCGCCAACATGTTTTGTATGTGACGCATTGCCTCGTCAATGTCGGTGACGCTGGCCTCTTCCGTGATGACTATTGCCATGTGGGTACATTAGCGTTGCTTACGCTCCTCGCGCTTGCGTTTGTATGCCTCTACTTCCGCTCGGTCGTAGTACACATTACGCCACTCTCTGCGCTTCCACTCCAGCGTTTTCCGGTGCTGAATCTGTCGCAGGTTGTTGATTGTTATGCCTAGATACTCCGCGACTTCCTGCGAACTCATCTCTACCATGCCGGCGCTTCTACCTTCTCTTCAATGTACTTTGTCTTCGCTGCTTGCCCTTTTGCGATTTTAGCAATCTCTGTTCCGTTGATTTCTAATCCGGTTACGGTCTTTCCGTCTTTGTTCGTGTATGTGTTTTGTGACAGCATGCCTACAAGAATTACTGAGTCGCCCTTAGCGTAGTTGTCTACAATGCCCTCTGCCTTTGAGCCGAAGAATGTAACTCGATACCACATGGTCTCGCCATCTTCCCATGCTTGCGTTGCCTTGCTCTTGCGGCGCGGTGTATGCGCTAATGAGAAGCTTGCTATGGCGAGGTCGCCTACAAACTTGATTTCCGGGTCGCTGCCGATGTTGCCTTTTGTCGTGATGTTATTCATGTGCCTTCTCCTCTAGTATTTTTCTTGTTCCGTCGTCTAATAGTAATGCGAATCTTCCGTCAGGCAAAGTTATTGGCCACTCCTGCGGTTCGCGCCAACTCGGCACCATGTATCCGCGCTCCTCTGCCCATTCCGGGTTGAGGTGAATACTGTCTGTTCCTAGATTGTGGCATTTGTGATGTACCGAAATCAGGTTCGCCGGCGTATCTTTTCCTCCGCGTGATTTTAGTTTTCTGTGATGTAGCGCCATGCTCTCTTGCGCGGCTGCTCCACAAGCTTCGCAGTAATCTCCTGCGCGCTGCTGGACAATCTCCACGACCTTCTTGTCCATTGTTCCTCTTTCCTTAATACCACGGGTGTCCTTTTGCTGCGTTGGCTTGCCAAAATGTCCACGCCTTGCAGGGTGAGCCGTATCTTTTGGTGATGTACCGTAATCCGGCTTTGATTTGGATACTAGCCTCTTTTGGCTTGTATGGAAACTTGTAATTACCCCATGTGCTAGGCAAGAACTGGAAGAGGCCGAATGCTCCCGAAGACTTGTTAAGTGCTGTAATCCGCCAGCCGCTCTCGCGTTGCACAAGCTGCTCCAAGCATTTCCACTCTTCGTGTTCGCCCCATTGTTTCATGACCGCTTGTTTTGCGTGCAGTTTTGGGTGCGCTTGCGCGTATCGTTCCGGTGTCATTGTCAATGGCGTTGCCACTAACGGGATTGATGATAGGCAGAGTCCAACCGTTAGGGCTGTTACAAGGACTGCGCCGCGTAATGTTATGCCGAGACCTTCCGCCCCTTCTTACAGGCTTCGCAAAGATTGTCTCCGTAATGCCACGCGCCGAGCGCGCAATTTTTTCTGCTTATCATGCTGTCGTTGCTATTCATTTTCGTTCCCCTTTGATTGGTGATAGCGAATAGTGCATAAATTGTATCGGTAATTTCAGGTTCAGTCGCCGGGAAGAAAGGTTAGAACCCGGCGACCGAAGGGAGCGCAGTACCGGCTAGGCGGTTAGGACGCCATCATGACCGGACTTAGCGGAATGAACGGCCGCTTTGACGCTCGATACTCCTGAACTCTGTCTCTTGCTGGTCTCTTTTCTCAATGTCTTCATGAAGCTGCGTTACGAGATACTGCTCCTCCGCTGCTTGTAAGTACGTCTCCAATACCCCGTCGAGGTTCATTAGAATTGCCCACATCAATTTTGGGTCTTTTCTGCGCGCGCCTTTGCGCAACATCTTTGATGATGTGACCATGAATTCTCTTACCAACGGGTCGTACTTTGTCATTGAATCTTCCTTGCTCCCTCGGGTGCCATCTCCCACATCGCTGCGTTGAGTGCCTCGTAATCTAGTTTATCTGAAATCCAATTTATGCGGTCAGGCGTTTTCTGTGTGTCTAGTCCTGAATCTACGCAGAAATCTATGTACGGTCGCTTGCCTTTGTAGTCCTTCATAAACGCTACTGCGCCTTTGTAAATCCCGTAATCGTTATCAATGTGTAGCATTACATTCCAACTCGCGTAATTCTTCCACCCGCTGTACTCGCGGTCTTCCTGCTCGTTTGCTCGTACTGTCATTTCTATCTCCCTACTACCGAGTATCGGTAACTGTCTTCGTCTTCCCGGCGCTGGTCGTCGTCCGGCTCTGGAATGTCTAGTGCCTCTGTTGCCTCTGTATGGCAGCAAGGTGTGATTGGGAATTCGTTTTCGATGTCGAATAGAAGCTCTGTAATCTTCCACTCGTTTTGTCCGTGATTGCACCAGTCACAAGTAAATTTGTCTGTTGGATTTACATACTGAATCTCTGCGAACCGGGTGGCCTCTTGGATTGTGATTCTGCGGTGCTTGCTGCAACTGTCGGTGCAACTTTTAATTTCCCATTTGTCGCACAAAGAGCAAGGACAAATTGAATTATGGTTTAGCGGCGCTCGTACGACTCCGATTGCTCTTATCATCGCCCACTTGCCATCTCCGTCCGCGATTGCTGCTTCAATCTCTGCGGCAATCTTTTCGCGTAGGTCAATCTCTGCGCGCTTCATTCGTTTTCTCCTCTCACTAATCGAACCTTTGTTACATTTTTCATTTCAGGGTTGGTCTCAATGAATTTAGAAACGCTGTCCCAAATGTAATTACGCTTTCCTTCGTTGATGTGTCTTTGTCCCGGGTGATTAGGGTTAGAACTTTCGCCTGCTCCCGAATCTTTTAATTCGACTATGCCCGAAGTATCGAAATCAACCTCAATGGTTACAAGTGCTTTTGTCATTTACTTTCCTCCCTCAATAACTTTGTCAATCATTTCTGTGCAACTCCCGTAACCTAATGCGTTGCCGCCTTCTCCGACATAGCATGTGTCCCGGGTTGCGTATGTAAATGCTGCTACTAATGAAGCTGCTACGGCTAATGCCGCAATCCTGCGTCGGACTACATACTTGCGTTCCATGTTCATCGTGTTGCCCTCTCTTCTAGGTGCATGGCAAATGCTTTTAATTGGTCTTCGCTACATACA